AAAGGTATGATACACCCTGCGAACAAAGTGTTAAGTACTTACTTTGGTAAAAAAGCTAAAAACGTTTGGTTAACAGAAAGAGGTAGTATGTTTGGTATGAACGATCTTGTTGTAGACTTTAGACAAGTTGTTGATATGAAAGAACTAGGCTACCCTGTTATCATGGACTGCACACACTCTACACAAAGGCCTAATCAAGGTTCTACTACCGCAGGTCAACCACGCTATGCTATACACATTGCTAAACTTGCTAAAGCTGTTGACGTAGACGGTTATTTCTTTGAAGTACATGAAGATCCTAGTAAAGCTTGGAGTGATGGTGCAAACATGATACAATTAGATAAATTTGAAAACATATTAAAACAATTAACATGAAAAATTTAATATCAGAAGAATATAAATCATTAATAGTTGAGCGACACTACAAAACTAAATGGGGTGGAGCTGCAGAACATAAGCAAAAGTTTATAAAAGAATGTGCTGATAAATACGGTGTTAAGTCTATTTTAGATTACGGTTCTGGATTTGGTCAGTTTAAAGATTTGATGAATAAAGATTATCCTGGTCAATTTGATATACATGAATACGAACCAGGTATAATTGGTAAAGATAAAGATCCTGCGGTTTGTGACATGACAATATCACTTGATGTATTAGAACATATAGAACCTGATAAAATAGATAATGTTTTACAGCACATTTATGATAAAACAAATAAAATAGCATTTCATAATATATGTTGCGTACCAGCACACGGATCATTTCCTAACGGTCAAAACTTCCATTTGTTAGTTAAGCATCCTAATTGGTGGCTAGAAAAGTTTAAAGATAAATGGAACATCATAGAGTCAACAAGTGGTGGTAAAGATAGATTTCTTAGAATAGTATTAGAAAAGAAATGACTTCAAACAGAGAGTGTGGGAGCTGCACTAAGTGTTGTCAAGGTGATTTAGTTTTAAAAATCTTTGATCAAACTTGGAGCGGTAGACCATGTCAATTTGTTGGCGAAAAAGGTTGTACAATATATAAAGATAGGCCAAAAGATCCTTGTAAAACTTTTAAATGTGGTTGGTTAGCTGATACTGACTATGTATTTCCAGAGTGGCTTAAACCAGATAAAAGTGGTTTAATGTTAATGTGGAAAAAAAGAAGTAACATACCTTACTTATTAGCTGTAGAGTGTAAGACAGGTATTAACCCAGACGCTTTGTTATGGCTTTTTCCTTGGGTAAACGAAAATAATGTTAACTTAGAAATACTAGGTCAAAGAACAAAACATCTCGTTGGTACAAAAGAGTTTAAAAATAGTTATAAAAAATAAATTATGAGAATATATATAGGACACGATCGAAACTTTCCTCAAGCAACAAAAGTTTGTAGAAAGTCAATAGAGGATCATTCTGAAAAAGGAGAGCATGATATAAGATATTTAGATAAAAAGGACTTAGAAAGGATCGGAGCATACAATAGACCTCAAATAGCAAACGAATCAACTGAGTTTTCTTTTACAAGATTTTACGTTCCTATGTTATCACATTATAAAGGTGTTTCTTTATTTTGTGATAATGATTTTGTTTGGAAATGTAACCCATCTGAAGTGCTACAATATTTAAGAAAGAAAAAAGTTTCTGTAGTAAAACACAAACTTGATTTTATTCATGGAACAAAAATGAATGGAGTTGTTAACAAGTCTTACCCAAGAAAAAACTGGAGCTCGTTAATGCTGTTTGATAATGAAAAATGTAAAAACCTAACTAAAGATTATTTAGACAAAGCTACACCAGCTGATCTTCATCAGTTTGCTTGGGCTAAAGATAACGAGATAGGTGGAATACCATTAAAGTATAATCATCTAGTAGGTTATTATAGAAAACACAAACATATAAAAGCAATACATTACACACAAGGTGGACCTTGGTTTGATGAATATAAAAACAGTGAATTATCAGAAGAATGGTGGAGAGTATACAAGAGTTTGTAAAAGATAAGAGCATAGTATTTGTAGGTAACTCTGTTGAAATAATGCAGCATAAACTAGCTGAAAAAATAGATAGTTATGATATTGTTGTACGTTTCGGTAGAGCTATAAATGCTACGCCTAGACATGAAGAGTCTATTGGTGATCGTTGTGATATATGGGTGACAGGTCAATTTAGAGCACCTATATACAATGAATTAAAAGAAGAGTTTACAACAGGTAAGTTTAAAGATACTAAGATATTAGTTAATAGATCTAGAGGTAATTTTAAATTAAAAGACTGGAAACTAGAGGATCATCTACCAAAAGGTATGCCTCAAAACTTTATGTATTCAGATGAAGAGCTTGTAGATATAATGCATGCTTTTGGTAAAGATATATTAAAATCAAGTGAGTTAAGACCTAGTGCTGGTTTTATAACCATACTATGGTTTATAAACAAAGTTAAAACCTATAAAAGTTTAGATATTATAGGTTTTGATTTTTTTGCTAAAAGTGTTAATGAAAGAAGAGTGGATAAGAAAGGGAATAAAAGTAGTGCTGATCCACATAGTTGGCACTTGCCTGTTTACTTACTACCTGTGTCTGCACATGATAGTCAATTTGAACAACAGTATATATCTTTTTTAGAACGTAGAGGTTTAGTAAACTGGCACGTATTAAGTGATCTAGAAAAAGAAGATGTTAATTATACTGGTTGGATGAAAGGTATTAAAAGAGCTAAGTCAGCTCCTAGAAAATCTAAAGTGTCAAAAATATAACTATTTTTTCTTTTTACCTTTTCTTTTCTTTTTAGCTTTTTGTTCAGCTTTACTAGCGTGAACTGCTTTTCTCTGAGCTGCGTTTTTATATCCCATTATTTTTTCTTTTTAGGTTTTGTATGTTTATAGCCTTTTTTCTTTAATTCTAAATGTTTTTTATAAGAGTTAGCTTTTATAGCTTTACTACCCTTATACATCATATGTGCTTTAAATTTTTTTGCCATTACTTTTTGTTTTTACCTCTTGAATAAGGAAACATCATATTCATAGCATTACGTCTACTATTACAACCGCAAGGTATATTTAAACCTTGTGAAACTCTATCCACTACAGTTTTAATCCCTGTTTTAGTTGTAAATTTATGTATTGTATCTCCTAGTCCTTTTGATTTCACTGTTCTTTTTTAATCCCTACAAACGATAATTTTCCTCTATTAGCTGATACGTCAACAAAATCCCAATATTTTCCAAGCTTTTCAAGCCACCATGGAGACTTTCTAATTGTTAAGTGTAAATTTGTAAAATTAGGAAAAGCACCACTGGATGCTTTTAAATCTATGTTTTGAACAGTAAAGTTTCTTGTTCTGTCATAAATATGTTTAATAACATTATCAACTTTATCAGGTTCAATATGCTCCATAACATCTATACAAACGCTAACATCACACACTGGTGGATCTTTGTCTAACCCTTCTTTTCCTGGTTCGTATTCATGAATGCTAAAAGGTAATTCGTCACCATGCTCCCACTTAAGAGCTCTTTGTAAGTCTCCACAACCACTACCATAATCTAATAAAGTTTTAGACTTAGATAGTTGCATGTATTTATATATTATATCTTCTCTACCTCTAACTGCTCCTCCCCATTTATTTTTATTGTGGTATTCAGTTATTTGTTTTTTGTATTCTTTTGATATTAAGTGTTCCATATTATTTTATTTTTTTGTATTTAACATTTCCATCTACGTCTAGCTGCTCTTCCTCTTTCACCTGTCCAACCCTTTGACCTTGCACAAAACGATTTTCTACGCTTAGCAGCTTTGCTACCTTTTTTAACTTTACCTGTAACAGCTGTTTTTAGTTTACTACCTGGGTTTTTACGTCTATAAGCTTTGACGCCTTTTTTAGTCATACCAGCTCCTTCTTTAGTTGACCTAAAGTTTCTGTTTTTACCCTTTGTAGTTTTTCTAATAGCCATTTATTTTTTCTTACGTTTTATAGGTACACAGTTAGGTACTTTTCTACCTCCCTTTTTCTTCATACCAATTGCTTCGTAGCCTTTCCAACAAGGTCCTTTCTTTTTCTTTGCCATGTTATATTATTTTGTATTTAGTTTTTTTACCGTCCTTAAAAGCTTTTAAACATCGCTTTCTATTTTTTTCAGGTGATACATAACTAACGTGCACCCAAGCTGGATTTTCATCAGTACCAAACTCCCATATCATTTGATCAAAATCTAAATGCGCTCTTATCCAGTTAAACATTTCAGCATTAGAGGCATTACCATAAGTATCGTCAATATCTATAGCTTGGCCACTACAATGCTGTGATTTAAAACTTCCACCAATAGCTTCGTTTAATTTATCTCCACGATAGAACGAATTGATCTTTATAGGACCATTTACGTGACTTCTAAGAGGTTCAAATACTTTTTCTGCTAAAACCTTCATATTATCCAAATGATTGGCTTTAGGGTGATTTTTTAAACCAAGCCTTAAAGCAGTTATACTATAAACTCCTTCTTTAAAACTTATATGTTTGCTTATTTTATCCATATCTTATTTCTTGCAGTTGCAAGCTCCTTCACAGTGTTCACACATATTAAAATTTGTTTTCGTTATTAATTTCTTTTATTGATTCTTGAACTTCTTGTAAGTTTGTAGGTAGTAAAAGATCTAACCCAGCTTTAAAAACTTTTTCTTTTGCACCTCGGTTAAATATTATAATTGTTGGAGCCATGCGTACTCTGTACTTTTTCTTTGCTTCAGGTGCTTTAGATATATCTACCCTGTAATAAGGTACGTCTAATTTATTCCAGTCAGCAAAACAATTTTCTTTATTAAAATCTGCCCAAAACTCAACAACTACAATATCTTTTTCGTCAAACGCTCCTCCACTTACTTTATCTTCAAAGTTACTATCGTCGATCCAGTATTTATCTGGTACTTCTGCTTGATTAAATGATAAAATTGGAATTAAAATTAAGATTAAAATATTTTTCATAGTATTAAATTTATCTATTTTTTTGTATTTCGTAAATTCTTTCGTCTAGTTTATCTAACTTTTCTAGTATCATTTCTACATCATCTTGAGTGTCCATAATTGTATTACGTATTAACTCATCTTTTAGTTCCCACTCTGTCTTTGATATTGTAGGTTCTGGTAGTTCCATAGCTTTAGCTATATCTGCTTGCATTACAAAGTACATACTAGACAATGAGATGGTAAAACCTACCACCATTGCTATAGTTTTTAAATCAAGAGTTACTTTTGTTTTTTCTCCAATTTCGTTTGCCATTTTTTTATTTTAAAGTGTAATTTAATCCTATTGATGTATTAAATAATTTGCTATCCCACATCTTAGCATACTCACCTTCAAAAAATATACCTAGGTTTTTGTTAATTTTCCAACCAAAGTTAACACCAGCCGAGTAATCGTCCCATTGTTCTAAATCAGCATCTTGTATTAAACCACCTTTGCCCCAGTTATTTCTATTTAAATAACTTACAGCTTCATCACCTTTTATATATTTATGATAAGGTAGTATATAGTTAGCATATGCGTGAAGCCAAAAATTGTTTTTATAATGATAAAAATCCATACCGACAACAGGTGCAATTTCACCGAAAGCTTCTAACAAATCCCATTGCTCGTTGTTATACCTGCTCATTAAATCAGTAAATACAGTTTCTCTAAAATCTAAATCTGAGTGAGCCACTTGATTACCATCAGAATCAACCCAACACCAGTCAGATGTTACATTTCCGTTTTCGTCAGTTGATGTGTAAAATACATCGTCGTAACCATATTCATATCCCAACGTGTACCAAGGGTTAGCTGGATATTCTTGACCGTTAATTATTTGAGTTTCGTTTAACCATATTTCCACTGGATTATAACCATAAGCTCTATCATGTGCACGATATATAGCTCCTGCAGATATGCTAAACTTTTTACCAATAGGTAGTTTTGCTCTTAACTCTGCTGATTCATACTTTAAGTTTATTTTAGAAACCTCTCTTGACTGAGCTTTTACAATATGATACTTGCCTGTATGCTTTAAAAAGAAACGGTGGTTATCAAATATATCTCCTCTAAATCTTTCTTTTTCTATATGAAACTGATATTCTAAACCATTAAGTGCAGATGTAGGTGCATAAAAAGCTAATTGATCTTCTGTACCATCGTAAAAGTTTTTAGGTTTTCTTTCGTAATCAAACCTAGCTAGTTTTCTAATACCAAAACCAACCCTGTAATCAAACGGATATTCTACCGTGTTGTTTACAACTACTGGTATATCGTACAGACCATCTCCATCGCCAGTTCTAACAAAGTAGCTTTCTTGTCTAGCTTCTATAGAGTTAGATACATCTCCAGCACCATATATGGTACCGTATTTTAAAAAGTCTTTATAAACGTTTTCAAAAAACTGAGCGTTAGTATTAGTACTAATTAAAATTGCTAATGTAAATAGTAGTTGTTTCATCATGACGGAAGGTCTTTAATAGTTTATGATTACTTGTTTTAGTTTCTTTTTAAATTTTTTCTACGGGATAGTCCTGATTTTTTTCTACCCATTGATTTTCTTCGAGATAATCCTGATTTGCTTTCCTCGTAAGGATTAATACCAACGTCCCAGGTACTCCAACCAAGCGCCATAGCTATTCTTTGCCAAGCCGCGTGTTCTGTGTCTGCAGCTTCTTTTAAGTTGTTTACTTTTCTAACAACTCGATCTAACGGTACGTTTGTAACAGCTGATACAACGTTACCTACAGCCAAGTGTGCTGGATTATCTAAACCAAAACCATTTTTTGCAATTTCATCTTTATTAAACTTTACTGTTTGAGTAGCACTATATAGTTTTCTAGCTTTACTTCCAATAGGCGGCGATAAGTTTAAAGCCTCTATCATTGTATAAGCATGATCAGATCTAGGCTTATCTTCTTGTTCCATAAACTTTAATATAGTGTTTTTAACTGTAGAAGCTATAGCTCCATAAACACCACTACCTCTTAATATAGTATCAGCCATACTATTTATTTGTCTAGATTTTTTTGCGTCCCAATCAATATCTTCTTCATCTTCACCACCAAATGCTAATCCAAATAAAGCACTTTGCATAGCTGTAAATATAAAGTTTTGTATTGCACCGTAGTAAGCTATTTTAGATACATTAGTTTTCCAATCACCTCTACCATTTGCTAAGTCTAAAAATGACTTTTTCATTATTCTAGTATACTGCATTGGCGTGTTTTGAAACGCTAATATTAATCTACCTAAAGGTCCAGCTTGTTGTTGTGATATTCTATCAGGTCTAGCAGACTGCTGATTTTCTTCTGTTATTTCTTGAAAATCTGAAAAAGCTTTTGCTTCAGCTTCCTTATCACTTAAACCTTCTTTCTTGTATTTGTTTAATCTGTTTCTATAAAACGTAGCACCACCTGATGCAATAGCAAAACTATCTGCCATTTGTGTAGGTAAAAAACCTTTTTTAAGTAAATAGGCTATAGCAGCATTTACTTTGTTTTTAGAGTTAGCAACGGCGTTTGCTATTTCCGCTTCTTGTATATCACTTTGTAAACCAGATCTTCTTTGTTTTAAGAAGTCTGAATTAAATAACTTGCTAAAGTCAGACCAGTATTGTTTTTGGTTAGCAAAAGCCATACCAGCTTTTAATGGGTTGTTATCTTTCCAGTTAACATAGTTTATACTAGATATTGTTTGTAGTATTGCAGATCTACTGTTAAAGAACATGATAGCACCAATAGAATTATTTGTCCAGTTCATAAAGCCATTAACTAACCTGTTTTGACCAAAACTTCTATTACTACCGTTTTCCATACGATACAGTATATCTTCTAAAGCTTCTCTAAATCTAGTACCATATACAGCTTCTATTTTATTAAGATTTTTAGGTGAAAATATAACATCTTTATTTTCTATCCATTTTTTAAGGTATTTTTTTCTACCTACTTTTGATACGATATTATTCATATCACTAACCATATTACCTGTAATCCACTCAGCTTCTGGTTTTAAATAACCTTTTTCTAATTTAGTTACCATAGCAACTTTATCAGCAAACTCTTTTAGTTTAGCGTCTTTGTTTACTATGTCTAATAAACTTTTTAAATCTGTTTTAGATATTCCAGGTATGTCAAAACCAGCTTTGTCATATAAATAAACTCTAGCAGCTTGATCGTGTGTAAAGTTATTATAGTCTGTAGGTTGTCTTAACTTTTTATTTACATCAGGATATTGTTTTCTTAATGCTTTAAAGTCGTTTGACAAAGTTTGCCTAGCGTTGTTTATGTTGTTTGTTGCTTGTGCAAATGGTTTAAATAAGTTTTTATCAAACCACTCTTTTTGTTGTTCACCTATTTTACCTTTACCTAAGAACGAATATATAAGACCTTGAAAATCTTCAGCTGATGGTGGTAAAAAGTATTGATACTTACCTATGTCTTCTCCTCTAGCTTTTGCAGCTGCGCTAGAAAATTCTTTAAAGCTTAGTACTCCTTTTGTTTGTTCTAATATGTCATTAAAATCTTTATCTAAAGCTTTGCTAGATTTTACTATAGCTTGCTGAACGTCAGATTTAACATCAATAACATTTAGTACGTCTTGAACAGCCTTAACATTTTTATAAGCATCGTCAGCAAAGTAAAAATCATTATAACCTTCTACAGCTTTTTCTAATATCCAGTTTGCTTTTGCCTCGGGTGTACCATTTGCTAAACCAGTAATGTTTTGTAATTTAACATCTAACCCAAGACCTTTTACAAATTTTCGTATAGCTACTGCAGAGGCTTGTGGTCTAGCTGTTAATATAAATATATCTTTGTTACCAAACTTACCTTGACGCTTTTGTGCTAAATCAAACAATGGTCCTTTTGTTCCACCTATTACTTTGTTAAAATCACTAAAATCAAACTTAGCGCCTAAGTCTTCTAGTTTTGCAGATCGTAATGCAAACTCAGTTGCATCTATAGATCCACCTGTACCATCTGGTAAAGTGTAAAACACTTTTGACTTAGTTTGCGCAAGTGTATCATCAAAATCAAATACACTAATACCTTTTCTAACTTTACTGCCAGTTCTTGCAACTTCCGCAGCTTTGTCTATTAATCTAAACTCTTTTATTTGATCGTTTATATTTGACTTACTTGACAACACTCTGTTTTCAATAGCTGCATCTTCTTGTTGTTTAGCCATGTCTTTAAATCTAGCAAGTTCTTTACCAGCTAAATTATTTATCATCATATCATATTTTGATTTACCAGTAGTAAAATCAAAAGTAGCTTTAGCCAAAGGTATGTCGTACATAAATCTCATATCACCTAAAGGACTGTTGCTACCTAGTATTTTGTCTAAATTATCAAACCTTTTTTTATCACCTAATGATTGTTCAAATCCAGTTCTTGTGCTATAAAAATCTTGTTCAAACGTTCCGTTATATATTGACTGAACAGTTAAGGCAG